CAATTATCGAAGATGTTGCCGAAAAAGTACCATTTAACGATACTCTACAGTCAAATATTGTAGAATCCCGAACGAATGAAGGTTTGCCTTCGTATCGTGCAGAGTTCGCAGGAAGGGACATTTTCGTTGGTTTTTCGGCTAATAAAGCCACTAACCCGATCACTGCACTCGCTTTAATCAACATTGCACTTGATTTTGGACGTGATAAGATTCGATTTGACGTTTCGAGCGACGAAAACAACTTTTACAAGTCACGAAATGACCTTGCAGAGAAATTCCTAGCTACGGACGCGAAATGGTTGCTTTTGCTTGACAATAACATCATCCCATCCATTGGAAGACCCCAGTGGGCAAAAGCAACAATTGGTGCTGCTCGAAATATCCATGATTCGCACCTCCAAAAGCACATTGTTCATCGTCTAATTGGCGCAGGGAAGTCTCTTGTTGGTGCAGCGTACTTTGCTAACTTGGATGACGCTTCAATCGACTGTTCAAAAACTGATCTTGGCAAAAAAGCACGGGTCTGCACCGATTCTGTAGAGGCAGTTGACTGGGTTGGTAGTGGATGTTTGCTAATCCATCGTCGGGTGTTTCAAGACATCAAGAAAAAGTACCCTGATATCAAACATGGCCCTTTTTACCCTGACGATATTTCATTCTGCAAAAAAGCAATGGACGCAGGACATCAACCACACATCGATCTTGGTGTTCCAGTTTTTAATGTTGGAATTAAAGCGTACTAATGAAACCAAAAATCTATTCATACTACGAGAGTGTGCAGTTGCGTCCACAGGACGAGCAATTTGCTTGTGCAAACGTGTGGAAATCGACTTGGGAGGCACAAGGATGGGATCCAGTAATGTTAAATCGCTCACACGCGCAGGGGAGTCCGCTCCACCTAAAGCTAATGACAAAATTAACTCGACTCGCTCCAGTTCTTCCCAACGAGTTGCAAAATAATTTTGCTTTCATTTGCGCTCGTTTTTCGCGCTGGTGTGCGCTCCATGCCGCAGGAGGTGGATGGATGAGTGATTATGATGTTGCTAATGTTTCATTTTCTCCGCAACTCGCTGAAGAGGTAGAGAAGACTGGATCATTGCTTCTTTTGTCTGGGCAACCATCTTATATTTTTCATACAACTAAAGAAATGTGCGCTCACGTCATAAACACAATACTTTCCAACGATCTTCATGTGGGTGGAGTGTTAAAAAACGAAGATGATATTTTTAACGAATCTGGAAAACTTGATAAAATCGAAACGAATTTAATTCACGCAAAACTGGAGAATAATATTCCTAAATCTCAATACCTAAAAAATATTTTAAATATAATTTGACAATGTTTTTGTAATGATGTAAAAGGTCAATAACTCGACGTGCCAGATTCGTTATTCTGGTGACTCTGTGGAAGTCAAAAAATCCGCAATCAGGCCGAACACCGCCCAACGTGCCGGGGCAACAAAACCAAGAAAAAAATCGTTAAGAACTGCGTAGCGGATCTTATCGTCTTGAATGTTGCCCGTAGAATTTTTCTTCGGGAGTTCAAGCAGAACAAACCCAAAACAAACAATTAATTAGAAAACTAAAATTATGGCTCAAGAGTGTATCTCACTTGCTGCAATCCAAAACTTTGCAAGCAAAGACGTAAATCGTATCATCGGACAAATCGGACGAGTTCTCGCCCGTAAGAGTCCTTACATTAACTCCATCGATGGTGGAACGCTTCCTAACGTCTCTGACGTTGTCCGTAGCGTTGTTGAGGAAATGGCAGTCCCCGCCGCTTCTCTCGCTGCTCCTACCTTCGTTAACGACACCACCCTCTGCGGTGTTGGCGCAACCCCTGACGTTGTTGGCTCGACTGAGTATCAGTTCCAACTCCAGACCCTTCGTGGTGCTGGCCCCCGTGTTTGCGTAAAGCAAGCTCGCACAGCATTTAAAGGTTCTTACCTACAAGCTCAAGTTTCGCTCGAAAAGACGATTCTCCAGCTTATAAATGCTGACATCCGCTATCAGTATCTCCTTCAGTCTGGCATTAAATATGTTGTGGATTCCACTGCTACTTTTTCTGCTAACTTGACTGGTGATATGCAGCAGATCAACACTTTGTTTGCAGCCAAGAATCCTGATGCTCCTATGAACTTCAAGACTCTGTACAAACTCGGTACGTTCCTGCGTGAAGAGATGCTTGCCGAACCATTCGCTACCTCTGAGGGTGAATTCTTCCAAGTTATCGCTTCTGCTGATCAAATTGAGAACTTCCGCAACGATGCGGACGTTAAAGAAGACTTGATCGGTCTTACGACTGGTTCGTTCAAACTTGGTGAGACTGCAATCAGCGGTTACTCCTTCCAAGGATATCGTGGTTTTGCATTCGGTATCGATCAACAACCTTTGCGAGCAACCGCAAATGTCGCTGGTGTCCTTACCCTTGTTAACCCAATCGTCTCGACTGCCGTAACAAATGGCTTCGCTCAACGCCGTAACCCAGCATGGGTGGCTGCCGATTACGAAGTCATGTTTGTTATCGCAGGAAATGCCTTCAAGCGTCTCGTACCCGAAAGCTACGTTGGAGAAGGAACCTTCCGTTTCGCTCCTCAACTCGCTATGGGTGAACTGGAGTGGACATATTTCCGCGACAACGATTGTAACTTGTATGGTGACTTCGGTCAGCACATCTACCAAATCCAACGCGCTATCCAACCAAGTCGTCCACAGAATGTTGTGGCGATTGTTTATAAGCGTTGCCAAGATGACGTGAATCCAGCACCTTGCGTGTAAGTTGAATTGATATCGGTGGCAGAGTTAATAACTTGACTCTGTCACCTCATCAGTTTAAATTCACACACTATGGACGATATCCCTTCAATTCTCGACACAGCAAAATTCCGTCATTTAGTTCTTGATGGGGTTTCTAATATCGCTAACTCTATTCAAGGATTTCAAATCCCAGAATATGACGAACTCGCATTGACTTACTATGGTTCGACAAACAATATCGCAACTGTAGCTTACAGCAAAGCATCTGTTGTTGTTGCAACCCTTACATTGACATATTCCGTGCAACCTCCCACTGCCAATGACGCAAATTTAGTAATGGTAAGCATAGCTTAATATGGCAGTTAGATTCAATCCATTCACTGGCAAGTTAGATTTTAGTCCAAGTGCCTCGCTCACAATCAGCGAAGAAGGTGAGCTTCCTAATGGAAATCAAGTTGCTCAAATCCAAAGTGGTGAACTTACAAATGTAGCTGAAATTGATGCTGGAGAATATAGTCCAGCACCTTAAAACTTTCTGAATAACCAGAAAAACCAAAAAAACAAAACAAAAAAAATAATAAAAAACTATGGCAAATCCAATCCTTCGCATTAAACGTGGTTCATCGACCCCAGCAAGTCTTTCTTCTGGTGAGTTGGCAATGGATCTCACAAACCTCAGCCTTTTCGTTGGTAAAGCTGACGGAACCCCACTCGCTATTGGTGGTTCTGGCACATTCGCTACCAAAACGTATGCTGATGCCGCTGTTTCCGCTGCAAACTCGACTCTTACTGCTGCTATTGCCGCAGAGGAATCTGCTAGGATTGCTGCTGACAGCACATTGACATCGGCAGTTTCAGCAGAGGTTTCCCGGGCTACTGCCGCTGAAGGTGTTATCGCTTCCGATCTCGCTACCGAAACATCCGCTCGCACCAGTGCTGATTCGGCCCTCGACGGCAAAATCACAACGGAGAAAAACCGCATCGACGCAATCCTTTCTGCCGCTGACGCAGACAAGGATAGCTTTGCTGAAATCGTTTCCCTTATCAACAGCGTTGATACGGCAAATGACTCGGCTTTTGCTGGTTATGTAACGAGCAACAACGCTGCTTTGGCTTCCGAAATTTCGGCCCGTACATCGGGTGATTCGGCCCTTGACACTCGCGTAACTGCGCTCGAAACCACCATTGATGGTGGCGTTTACTAGTCCCTAAACCAAAGTCCTCTAGGGGGATCAAAACCCCTAGAGGCATCCCATTCTATAATGGCTAATCCAATCATAGTTCCTAAAAAAAGCACAATTGCTGCACGGGTTCCTGCAAACGGAGACCTTGCATCTGGTGAGATTTGCATAAATCACGCAGATAAAAAGCTCTACGCAAAGCATCCATCTACGGGTGCAATCCAAGAAATTGGTGGTATGTCTGTG